ATCGACTTTGACCACGTTATCATCCCGGCACTGATTGATGAGGCTTACATTGAGTCTCTTCCAGAATGGCTTCAGGAGCACTGCTGGAAAGATGTTAAAGACACCGAGAAGATGCGCGGCTACTGGTCATATTGGCCCGCTAACGAATACGTTGGTGACCTCTGCCGCCAGTGGGATACAGACGAGTACACGTTTATGTCTCAGGGCATGCAGAAGCCTATCAAGCTTGGTGGCAACGTCTTTGACGGCTCATGGTGGCAAACTTACGGAGCTGACGGTGACAAGCCTGAGCCTGAGCGTTACGAATACCGCTTCACTACCGCCGATACCGCGCAGAAGACAGCCAATCATAACGACTGGTCTGTACTGTGTGAGTGGGGTGTCTACAAAGGCGACCTCTATCTGATCCACATGGAGAGGGGGAAGTGGAAGGCTCCTGAGTTGGAAACCAACTTCAAAGCGTTTATCTCGCAAGCCTGGCGCAAGAATCGGGAGGCGGGGACGCTGCGCAAAATCTACGTCGAGGACAAGTCCAGCGGCACAGCGCTTATCCAGAACCTTGAGAAAAAGCTCCCGATCAAGATAACCGCTCTCCAGCGAAACAAAGACAAAGTAACCCGGGCAATGGACGTTCTGCCAGTCGTTAAGGCGCAGCGCGTTTATCTGCCATCAGACGCTTCATTCTCATCAGAGTTTATCGCTGAGCACAGCGCTTTCACCTACGACGACACTCACGACCACGACGACATCGTGGATAACCTTATCGACGCCGTGACTGAGGAATTGCTCCTTGGCAGTGATGCCCTACGCAGACTCAAGGCGCTTGCAAGCTGAGAACTCACATGGCTAAACGTAACAACAGGCAGCAAAAGAAACACGAGAAACAGATGCGCACGGACAGCTATCAGAACGTGTTCATGAACATCGGCACAGGCGGTGACCGCTCGGCATACAGCCGTATCCGCATAGCCCATCTGTTAACCCGCAGCACGCTGGATAACATCTATCTCGGTGATGGCTTGGGTCGGCGCATTGTCGATGTCGTAGCTGATGAGATGTTTCGTGCAGGCTTCTCAGTCGAAGGCGCGAACAACGAGCCAGAGATCATGTCTCGCTGGGATGAACTCAACCTGACGCAGCAGTTTACTGACGCAGTGGCATGGGCTCGACTATATGGCGGCTCGCTGATGCTATTCGGCGTGAATGATGGCGGTGACCTGCAGTCACAGATTGGCGAGGGCGATCTTGAATTCGTGCGGGTTTATGACCGCTACCAGGTGCAGCCATTCCTGCGCGACCTCAACCCGGAGAGCATGACCTACGGGGAAATCATCCAGTACCAGATCAACCCCATCTCCGGTACGCCATATTACGTACACGCAAGCCGGTGTCACATCTTCGACGGTGAGCGATTGCCGAACCAGATTCGACATCAGAATCAGGGTTGGGGCGCTTCGTGCTTACAAGGTATCTATAAGGCTCTTACCGACTACGGCATGAGCCACGCCCATGCTACCAGCCTTCTCGAGCGTAAGCAGCAGGGCGTTTGGTCTGCCGCTGACCTGGCTGACCTCTGTCAGGACGGCGAAGGCCGCGAAACGGTTCAAGCCCGCCTTAACATGGTGGACATGACCCGCAGTAACGGCAACACCATCGGCATTGATGCCAATTCCGAGAAGTACGAACTGCTTAACGGCTCGCTTGAGGGCGTGGTTGACGTACAAGACCGCAAGCAGTTGCGAATCTCTGCGCTGACCGGCATTGATGAGCAAATCCTGTTCACCAAGACGCCATCGGGGCAGGGGGCCGATAAAACTACCGTTCCCGAGTCGTGGAAGCAGCTGATAGGCCGCAAGCAGAAAGACGAGGCCAGACCCGCAATTGAGAAAGCTATTAACTTCCTCACTACGGATAAGACCTGGACTATTAAGTTCAAACCACTTTCTGTGCCATCCGATAAGGAACAGGCAGAGACCGCTAATTATCTGGCACAGGCTGACGAGCGCTACTCGCAACTTGGCTGGGTGAGTAACGATGAAGGTGTCGCAACCCTCAAGAAGCGAGGGTATTACGTCTATTCTGAGGATTAACGATGGCTAGAGTATGGCTGCATCCCTACGGCATAGAGCGTGACTACACAAACGCGCTTGTGAAGGCCACCCGGCAATTCAACAAAGAAATCGATTCATCGTATGGCGATATCCGCTTCGATGGATGGCAGGACGACCTGAGCGGGATTCTCGCCTATCTGCGCAACGCAGGTAACCGGATATTCCAGCCGGTCATTGAACGACTTCCGTCATTCTTCGCGCTGACAAGTCAATTCAATGATAAGCAATGGCGCTTAATCGTGAAGGGCGGGACAGGCGTTGACCTTCCTCCATCTCAAGCAATCATAGCCGGACAAACCACAATTCCGGTTTCATCTGGTGTGCTGGGTGTCGATGCTTATCGTGCCGAGCCATGGCTTCGTGAAATGCAGGAGCTATGGGTATCGGAAAATACCCGACTGATTAAGTCAATTCCCGCTGACGAACTGTCTGATATGGAAGGAATCATTCAGCGCGGAGTAATGAATGGCTCCAGCGCTGACACCATCAAGCAGCAAATTCAGGAGCGATACGGCGTCACTGAGCGACGAGCAAAGCTGATTGCTGTAGACCAGATCGGAAAAGCCAACTCTGCACTCACAAAGCAGCGTCAGGCCGATGCCGGTATATCTGGCTATAAGTGGCGTGGGGTTCTTGATGAGCGCGAAAGGCCTGAGCACAGAGCGCGTGAAGGTAACTCGTACAAATGGAATAACCCACCGCCTGATGGTCATCCCGGGCAGCCAGTCCGCTGTCGCTGCTATGCAGAGCCTGACTGGACTGGTTCAGTTTTCGATATCGGCGAATAAATAAGGCAAAACATGAAAACAGTATCTCGCTTCGATGTGGGAGAGCTTCGTGCGTCCGTAAATGAGGATGGCTATCTGGAGGATACGCCGGTTGTTGGTCGGGTCGGCATCCAGACCTACCGCAATCCAGACGGTTCGGTACGCAGAGAACTACGCCCGCCAGAGGAAGTATTTAACGCTGACTCGCTGGCAAGTTTTAAGGGTAAGCCGATCACCATCGGTCACCCTGGCGCGGTTAACTCCCGCAACGCCAAAAAGCACATGGTCGGCACCATGCTTGAGCCCGGCCGGCAAGACGGCGACAACGTCAAAGTTCCTGTCATGGTCTACGACGAAAGCGCAATCACATCAGCTACCAGCGGCAAAACAAAGCAACTATCCCTCGGTTACCGGCTTGACCTCGACGAGACGCCGGGAGAGTGGGATGGGCAGTCGTATGACGCCGTTCAACGAAACATCCGCATCAATCATCTTGCCCTCGTATCGAAAGCCCGGGCCGGTGATGTAGCAACCCTGAATCTCGACGGTGACGAAGAAATCACTTTAGACGATGACGACAACCAACCAAAAGGTAAAACAATGCAGAAATTGCGACTCGACAACGGGCTTGAGTACGATGCTTCACCTGAAGTCGTCGTGGCGTTCAACGCCCTTAAACAGGATGCAGAGGACGCTAATACCAAGCTGTCCGAAGCGCAAACCACTATTTCAACGATCACCGCCGAGCGCGACACGCTGAAAGCAGATGCCGATGAGTTTGAATCCAAGCTAAAACAGGCACGCGAAGACGCCGCCGTGACCATTAAGGCCCGTGCAGAACTCGAAGCAAAAGCAGAGAAGCACGGCATCAAATGCGACGGCCTGGACGATATTGCCGTTAAGAAAGCTGTGGTCGCCAAGCTTAAACCAGCAATGAAGCTCGATGGCAAAGACGACACCTACGTCAACGTAGCTTTCGATATGGCTATTGAGGCCGCCCCGATGGAAAAGCAGCGCACCACAGTCAATCAGGACAAAGCGAAAACCCGCAATGATGCCGATGAACCAAAAGGCTCTGCCGCAGCTCGTCAAAAATATCTCGCCCGCCTGCACGGCAAAAAGGAGACAGCATAATGCCTGTTCAAACTTCCTACGATAACGACATGCAGATCGCAATGCCAGGCATGCGTTCAGACTCCACGCATCAGATTACCGATGGATGCAACGCTGCGCAGGGTGCTATCAAGCCCGGTTATGTAGTTGCCCGCCTGTCAGTAGCAAACGATAAGCGCGTTGTTAAACAAGTCGCTGAAGCATCAGATGCCACCGAGTTGATGGGTATCTGCCGATTCAGTCAGTACGGCTGCGTGACCGGTCAATACGAAGATGGCGACGCTGTTAACGTGATGACGTGGGGTCGCATCTGGGCAGTTACCAGCCTGACTGCGGCTCCTTCTTCTGGCGGTATCGTCAACGTAATTACCACCGGCGCGGATGCAGGCAAGGTATCGAACACCGGCGGCTCCGTTGCTTTGGGCTGGGTGCTGACCGGTCGATACACCAAATTCAAAGACCATACCGGCGCAACTGTGAACCTCGCAGAAGTGCAAATCCGCAACCAGACCGCTGAGCCGGTAGCA